AAATGTTTGGAGGTGAGGGAGGATGAGCTACAAGCCTGACTGGTTCTCCAGAGCGATCAGTATTGCGGCAATCGTAGTATCCCTAATTGTGATAGCAATGCAAGTATGGAGATGATGATGGCTGCGATCGAGAGCGTGCGGGTAATGAGCCGATCGAAGATAAGCTCACGCCGTTCTTCCAATGCAGCCATGCCGATGTCTGAGATCGTATAAACAGCAACAACCTTGTCATCACGAGTGTCCATATAGAGTTGCAGATAATCATCTATCCGCAGTTGCTCGATTATTTTATCTGCGTGCTCTATATGGACGGAATCTATGATCTCGGGCTTTGAGTATTCGTTGGGACGATGTTTTTTGAGGAATTTCAGAATTTTTCTTGAATCTGTGCTCAACATGCAACCACTTCCTTTCCCTGTTATTTTACCACAGGGAAGGGAGCCACACCAGAGGAGGTGACGCAATGCGAAAGATCAAAGACTTACGTTTAGCTAAGGGCGTGCGGCAGGTCGATATGGCGGCGTACTTCCACGTCAGCCAGTCCACGATCGTCGGCTGGGAGAGCGACGGAACCTATCCGCCGTGCCGGTTAATGCCGGACATCGCAATCTATCTCGGCTGCACGCTGGACGATCTGTATAAAGGGGAGAAGGAGGTAGTCTAAATGGCATCGAACAAGTATATGACTGTCGATCAGCTTGCCGAGCGCTGGATGTGCTCGCCGTCATACGTTCGCACCTTGCTCCGGAGCGGTCAGCTGTCAGCAGTAAAAATTGCAGGCTGGAAGGTCCGCCAGGATGAAGTCCTGCGCTTTGAAAAAGCAAAGGAGCAGGCCGACACAGAAGCGCTGCGGCAACAGCGTATCGGTTACATTGTGTAATTATTGTAACGCACGGCAAAGGAGGAAACCAGTGTGCGAGAGAACAGAAATATCTATCAATCTGCACGCGAGCTGAAAGGTTTGACGCAGGAAGTTGCCGCCGAGCGACTGGATCTGTCGGTTGAGAGCCTCGGGGCCTACGAGCAAGATCGCCGCCGACCGCCGGACAGCACGGTGCTCCGCATGGCACAGCTGTACGATTTCCCGTACTTATGCTATCAGCATATCCAGTCGGGTGATTTGGCAGGTGTGATGCCGGAGGTCAACGTAAAATCGCTGGAGCACGCGGCAATGCGGATCGTGCGGCTGATCGGTGGTTTTGCACGCAATGGTCAGTTCGATCAGCTGCTGCAAATCTGCGAGGATGGCGTTATCGCCGAGGAAGAACGCCCGGCGTTCGACTGCATTACGTCCGAACTGGGCGAGATCGTGTCTGCGGCATTGGAGCTGACATATGCATCGAAAGGAGCAGAAAAGTGAAATCCAGACAAAGAAAAAGCGCCTGCACGGCGGCAACCGTAGCAAGCGCAAATTCGAAAACATCTTATGATTATTATACCACGGCAGCAGTTAAGCGTCAAGTACCGGATTTTGAGGTTTTGGACGGCGGCTGTCAGGGCGTGCGCCCGCGCATGATCGGCATTGGCTTTGCTCTGCTGCTGCTCACGGCCGGACTGACGGACAACGGCACGCTGCCGCTGTGGGGTACGGTGCTGACCGGAGTGGTCGGCTTGGCTCTGTTGATGGGAGGGGTACGCAATGCATGAAGTAAACGTGCGGCTGCCAATCCCTGACGAGCTGTGGAAAGAAATCGCGGAGCTGGCAGAGAAGAAGAGCAGCCGACCGGGAGAACTGGCTGAATTTCTGGTGATGGTCGGTCTATATCATCACCTGCGCCAGAACATCGACATGTACAAGGCAAGCATTATGCTGAGCGAGAGGCGAAAGGAGGGGAAGGTTGACACATGACCTATCACTTTGACGGTGATGTTGCAGAAAAATTCGGGACGGATTGCGCGACCTTTATCTCTCATATGCAATACTGGATTGCGAAAAATGCCGCTAACGAGCGGCACTTCTACGAGGGCCGCTATTGGACATACAACAGCCTGTCCGCACTGGAACGACTGTTCCCGTTCTGGACTCGTCGGCAGATTGAGCGCATCATTCGCGACCTCAAAAAAGCCGGCGTTCTGCTGACCGGTCATTACTCTAAAAATTCCTATGACCGGACGACTTTTTACGCCATTGACGAGAGCCGTTTACCCATTCATCAAACCGTGAAATCCATTTCACCAAACGGTGAAATGGATTTACCCGATAACGGAAATGACATTTCACCGAACGGTGAAATCATTAAGGAACAAAATAATACACAAATAGAAGAAGAGTCAAATAAGACGAAAATAAGCAAAGCCCAGCAGGTCGTTGATCGCTATAACGCCATCTGCACCAACTTGCCGAGAGTCGTCCGGCTGACGGACAAGCGCCGCCGAGCGGTGCGCCTGATCTACGACAAGGGCTACACGCCGGAGCAGCTCGACGAGGTGTTTCGCAAGGCCCAGAGCAGCAGCTTTTGCGCCGGCCAGAACGATCGCCACTGGAAAGCCGATTTTGACTGGCTGCTCAACGAGAGCAATCTGGTCAAGGTGCTTGAGGGCAAGTACGATAATCCGGCGGCAGCTAAGCCGCCCGAGAAGGGAGGCGGACGCAAATGGCTGAAATGATGGACCTGTACAACGAGGCCGAAAACAGCGTGCTCGGCACACTGATCGCGGACGCCGAGGTAAATGCCTCGCTGGTGTTTACGCGGGTGCGGCCCGAGGATTTCGTCACCGGCATCTCGCGGCAGATTTTCGAGACCTGCCGGGCGATGTACGGCCGCGGCGATGTGATCGACCCGCTGACCGTCAAGGCGGCCTGCGGCTCTGAGTTTGCAACATGGCTCAAGGAGCTGGAGCAGATCACGCCGTCGGCGCGGTACTGCGGCGCGTATGTGGACAAGCTGCTCGAGCTGTCCCGCCGGTATCGGCTGCAGAAGCTGTTCCGCGAGGCGCTGGACGGCAACTTTGCCGGGCTGCCGATGGAAGAACTCATCGGCAAGATCGAGTGCATGAACAACGTGGTCGCGGACGACAACGACCAGCGCAGCAGCACAATGACCGATCTGCTGACCGACTTTTACGGCCGCATGGGCACTGAGCGGCAGTACCTCGACTGGGGATTTGACGAACTGAACCGCTACGTCAAGGTCAACCCCAAGCACTATGTCGTGGTTGGTGCTCGACCGAGTGCAGGCAAGACCGCATTTGCCTTGCAGGTGGCGTTACATATGGCCGAGAAGCACAACGTCACGTTTTTCTCGCTCGAGACAGACAGCGAGACGGTCGAGGACCGCATCATGGCGGCGCAGGCCGGTGTTGACCTGGCACACATCCAGTCCGGCAATCTGGATGAGGCCGAAACAGTCACACTGGTCGAGGCTAAGCGCAAACTGGCCGACCGGAATTTTCACTTTTACGAGGCAACCGGCGTTACGGTCGATGAGATTCGCGCCGTGACCTGCCGAAACAAGTCGGACATCATCGTGGTGGACTATCTGCAGCTTGTCCGGTCGAGCGACCCGAAGCACATCGGCAAGGAGTACGAGACCATCACCGAGGTTACGACCGCATTGCAGCGGCTTGCCAAAAGCGGCGTGTGCGTGATTGCGCTCAGCCAGCTCAGCCGAGGCGGCGAGGGCATGGCAGCCTTGCGCGGCTCCGGCCAGATCGAGCAGGACGCCGATGTGGTCATGCTGCTCGACTACCCCAGCGAGAAGGACGTAGAGAGTGACGAGGAAGCCGCCGATCTGGAAGCAGGCCGCCTGCGTGTGATTGAGATCGTCAAAAACAAGGGCGGCCGCCGAGGGTCTATCCCGTTCTGGTTCTGCGGCTCGCAGCAGCGGTTCCTCGCCCAGTGGCAAGGCTTTTACCAGTCCAAATTACGCATGATGGAGGATGATGCAACAGCATGAGATTAAGCAAAGCAATCCCGCGCCTGCGGTTTGAGCGCCGCCGGTTGTACGCGCAGAGTAAGGTCTGTCCGCCGGAAATGCGGCGGGAATACCGAGAGAGAGCCGAGGCCATTGGCGCGGTGCTTGGGTATATCAAGCATCAGCGCCGGAGAGAGGAGCACCGCAATGCAGAGCAATGAGCAGCGCCGCGTCATTTGGCGGCACCCGAAGGGCATCTACGAAACGGTTGAGGTGTCCGGCGTCGGCACCTTCGGTATCCCGTACCGCTACCGTGAAACCGTCTACACAGCGAACCGCGACGCACGCGGCGTGGCTCACAAAGAGCTTGCTGCGGCAGTGCAGCACCCTGTCAAGCTGCCCAAGCGCTTGGCGGTCACGGACGAAGAGGAGCAGGAAATCTGCGAACTATATGCAAAGCAGATGTCAATCGCACTCGTGGCATCGAGTATGCACCGCTCACCGCAGACTGTGCGAGCGGTACTCGCAAAGAACGATGTAGAAATTCGCAAGGGCGGACCGCGAATCACGACCAAAATGATAAAACAATACACAGAATAACAAAAGGAGCGAAAACATCTTGAAAACGATTAGCATAGTGAATTTGAAGGGCGGCGTCGGCAAGACCGTCACCGCAGTAAACCTCGCCGGTATTCTGGCGGCCGACTATGGCAAGCGCGTGCTGCTGGTGGACAGCGACACGCAGGGTGACGCCTCGCAGTACATCGGCGTTGTACCTGACGCCTGCAGCACGGCCGACCTGTTCGACGGCGGCTCGGCCTACTACGAGGACGTGATTCAGCACACCATTTACCGTGATCTGGACATCATTCCGGCGGATATGCAGCTCGCTTCGGTTGATCTGGACGCCGACATTGACCGCAAGCAGGCGGTCCGCGTGTACGCCGATCTGCGTGACGCGCTGGTCGAGGATGATGCGTACGACGTGATGATCTTCGATTGTCCGCCGTCGTTCAGCCTGCCGTGCATCTCGGCGATTGCGGCAAGCGATACGGTTATCGTACCGATCAAGCCGGGTGCGTTTGAAATGGCAGGCATGCGGCTGCTTGCCGATCAGATTGCCAGTGTGCAGGGCACCGGCCTTGATAAGCGCACGGTGTGCGGCTTGTTGACCATCTGGCACAATGCAGATGCAACACGGCAGTCAGAAAGCTGGCTGCGAGAGCACAGCCCGATTCCGCTGTTCGAGCAGAAGATCCGCCGCACCGACAAGGTGACGGAATCCACCTACGCCGCACAGCCGGTCACGCGCTGGTCGCCGACCTCGGCGGCTTCCCGAGATTACCGGGCATGGGTGGAAGAACTCATGGAGGTGCAGTAAATGGCTAAGAAATTTGACCTTGCCGCCCTGATGGGCGAGGCGGTGTCCAAATCGGACACCGGAGAAATGCGGGTGGAGCAGCTTCCACTCGCCGAAATCGAGGAGAACGAGAACAACAGCTACGCGCAGACCGGCATTGACGAGCTGGCGGAGTCCATCAAGGTTATCGGATTGCAGCAGCCGCTTGTGGTGCGCCGCAAGACCGAGGGCGGGTACTTACTGCTTGCCGGACATCGCCGGAGGAACGCGCTGGCGCTGCTCGACCGCAAGACCGCACCCTGTATCGTGCTTGACGCTGACCTTGACCCATCCCTGCAGGTGCTGATCCTGCACTGGACCAACACCATGGCACGCGGCGGCGGCGGTCTGACCGCTGAGTACACCGGTCAGGCCGCCAAGGAGATTGAGGCCGCGCTCAAGGATTTGCAGGCACGCGGCGTGGTCGAGCTGCCGGGCAAGCTGCGCAGTTATGTTGCCGAGGTGCTCAAAACTTCAGAATCCCAGATCGCCAGGGCGAAGGCGATCGACAACGGCCTGACCGACGAGTGGAAAGAGCTGTTTCGGGAGCACCGCATTAACGACAGCGCCGCCTACGAGCTGTCGCAGTGCGACCCGGAATTGCAGCGCAAGCTGCACGGCGCATATCAAGGCAAAATGTACAACCTTGATGCGAAAAAGATCAAGGCGCACAAAAAGGCGGCGGAGTATCCCTTCACGCAGCTAACCTGCTCGGCGGAGAGCTTTTCGCCCCATCCCTGCACAGGCATGGATAAGCGCGCGGCGTGGGTGCGGGACGGCAAGTGTCCCGGCTGCTGCCACAGCTGCGACAAGGCGGATGGGTGCGAAAAGGTGTGCGGCGTGGTGAAACAGCGCATCACGAGCGCGAAGGACGCCGAGACGCGCAAGGCCGAGCGCCAGCAGCGCGAGGACGCCTTCATGAAATCGCCGCTCGCGATGGCGCGGCGGTATATCAAGCTCGCGCTCGCTGGCGTCGGAATTACGAGCTATGAAGATCTTGAGGGCTTCCCGAAACGCTGGTATATGGACTGGCTGTGGCATGATCCGCTGGGCTGCCCTGCACCCGATCTGGATGACCTTTTCCGTCTGGCCGACTGGGCGGGGGTGGACCCCTTCGAGATGATTGCCGGACATGAGCTGAGCAGTGTATGGCACAAGTACACCGAGGAGCGGCCGCCGGAAGGCGCTCGGGTATTGTGCAAGCTGTGCGGCTGCGCTAATCGCTACGGTGAGTATGTTTACCGCGGCGGCAAGTGGTTCTTCCCGGATCTGGACGATGAAGCATGCGAGGCAAATATTCTCGTCAGCTCGTGGACGGAGGTGTTCCCGGAATGAGATGTGACCTTTGCCCATTATCCAATCCAGAGGACGTCTGCCCGGAAGCGGATGGCGCACACGGCATGGAGCACAAGGACGGCACGCTCGGCTGCAAGCACCCGCGCAGCTGGGTAGAGAAGCGGGACGCGGAGTACAGCGAGTATCTCGGTGCCATGGGACTTGACATGGGAATCGAGATGGACTTGACGCCGGAAGAACTGGAGCGTGCGCTTGAGATCTGCCAACACATGGTCGGTCTGGACTATAAGCGACCGTACCATCGGCACGGTAAAGCGTTTTACCGTGCGTATCGCAATTACTATGGCGATACGCCGGAGGGAAACCGGATTTTAGATAAATTGCCGCAGGAGTTGTTCCGCGTCCACCGGAATGAGCGCGGCACGACCTACTACCTGACGCAGATCGGCCTGGATTGGCTCGGGCGTCAGTTGCATATGAAAATTGTACGGGGGTAAGGGAAATGCCTGAATGCTACTACTGCAAAGCAAAAGAACACTGCATCGCCGCTGCTCAGCCGGGTTCTGTGGTGTGCATGATGAACCGTATGAGATACGGCGGAACACACGCGGATGACGCTCCGCCGAGAACAAAAGCGGTGTATTGCCAGTTTTGCGGACAGCCGTTAAAGGTAATCGGTCAGAAACGGTTTTGCAATAATACTCGTTGCCTGAACCGCTATAACGATGTCTGATAGGAGGATAAGCATGAATACAAAAGGAAATGAGGGAAACGAATGAACAAAAACGTTAAAAAGCGAGAGACACGGCAGGATGTGTTTCTCCGTAATCATCCGAGAATAAGCTATGAAGATGAAAACGGTGTGCTTAAATTTTGCCCGTCAATGATCGACAGCCTATATCACTGTGAACAGTATTTTATCGGGAAAGAGTATATTAGTTGCGATGCTTGCAGACACCGCTACTGGACGAAGGAGGTGAGTGAAAATGGCAGAATATATTGACCGTGAAGCCTGCCACATAGCGGTCGAAATCATGCGCCAGCATCTAAAGGACTAAAAAATATTTGACAAACCGAAATTTTGCGGATATTCTATAAAACTACGCGGACGGGGACAGCCTCGTCCGCTGTGGTGTTCAATTTGGACACCGTTGGAGGGAAAGATGAAGAGGAGAAAGACAATCCGAGCCGGACGGCTGGTGTGGGACATTACCTACACGGTGCCGCGACCAAACGCCAACAAGCAGGAGCGCACGCGCATCCGCGAGGTGACGGAGGAGCAGGTGGCGCGAACCAACGCGAACACCGCGCAAAGAAAATTGGAAATGCTGATGGCGACCAACTTTGACGAGGGCGATTTAGTGCTGACCGTCACCTATCGAGATGCGGACTTGCCGGACAGCGCCGACGTGACACGCAAGCACCTCGGCAAAGTGTTTGCACAGATGCGGGCCTACCGCAAGGCACGAGGCCTTCCGGATCTGAAATACATTTATGTGCTCGAGGGCCGACATGGTGACCACCGGCCGCACGCGCACATTATCATCAACGCCGCAGGCGGTGACTTGGAGCTGATGCGGTCACTATGGATTTGGGGAGATGACATCCAGCTCAACTACATCCGCGAGCGCGGATACGACGGTTGGGCTGGCTATCTCACCAAAGAGCGCCGAGAAGCCAGCCTCAACGGCAAAAAGCAGTTTGTGCCGAGCCGAAACCTTGATAGGCCGGTCACGACTTACGAGTGGGTAGACGATGGCACGACCGTTGATGCACCGCCCGGAGCACAGGTGCTCGATGAGGGCGGCGGCAGAAATGAGATTGCATCCTGCCGGTTTGTGAAATATTTAATGCCGAAAAATACCTATTATAATACACACGCAACGCGCACACGCACGCGCGTTGTTGCTGGCTTGGAATGCTCTATAACATATGACACGAGGATGGAGAAACGAAAGCGAACGGGTAGACATAGGAGGCCGAAAGGTGTATAATCAAGACAAAAGAATAAAACTTGTGTGCCCGCGATGCAAGCGGCCGACCAACGTGGTCGCAATCAAGGGACGCACGGTGTTGCGGAATTTTCCGCTGTTCTGCAAATTCTGCAGAACTGAGACTGTCATCACGTATGACGGGAAGAGCCAGAGCCTGAGAGCCAGAGCCGAATAAACTGCACCAGAGATGGGTGTGGTTTGTTCGGCTTTTATTTTTTGCCGGAAAGGCGGTGAGTGTCGTGCAAACAGTGCGCGAGATGATACCTGAGTACAAGCGCAACCTCGACCGGCTGCGTCAGCGGCGGCTTGATCTGCTGAGGGAACGCGAGTTTGAACCGAGCTTTGAAAAGCGCTACAAGCTGACCGAGCGGATCGTCCGGATTAACAAGATTATTGCCAGCAGCGCAGCTGCCCTGCACGACATGCTCGAGTATGACAAGTAAGCCGCTGAGGCCGTGCCTGCATCCCGGCTGCCGGGAGCTGGTGCGGTGCGGGTACTGTGACAAGCACAGACTCAAGGACAGCGCACGGCGCAGCACAGAGAGCCGCCGGTGGCGTGGTTGGTACAGCCTGCCGATCTGGACGGACAACCTGCGGCCGGCACAGCTGCTGCGTGAGCCGTGGTGCCGCGAGTGCGCACGGCAAGGCCGCCGAGTCCGAGCGACAGACGTTGACCACATCGAGCCGCACAACGGAGACTGGGAGAAGTTCACGGACCGCAGCAATCTGCAAAGCCTGTGTCACAGCTGCCACAGCGCAAAGACCATGGCCGAAAGCAGGGCTAAAGGCAAGGCCAGACGACGCTGAAAGGCGGAAGGCTTGGACGGGCGCAGGCAGGTGGGTGTGCGCGAACTTGGCGAGAAATCTCAAGATTTCTCGGAGTCCCCCCACCCTCGGAAAGTTTTGCGGCGGGGCGCTCTTGACCGCAGCCCCCCATTCGTGCGAGATTTTTTCCCAATGGAGCGGGAATTTTGGAGGTTTTGGAATGGCAAACAAGAAAAGCGTCGGTCCGGCAGGGGCGGGCGAGGTAAAAGCGGCGTGGTTTATGCCGGAACAGATGGTGCGCGTGCCGATCGGGGAGCTGGTACCCTATGCGCGAAATGCGAGGACACACAGCGAGAGCCAGATCGCGCAGATCAGAGCGAGCCTGCGAGAGTTTGGCTTTGTCAATCCGGTAATCATCGACAGCGACCGGAATATCATCGCCGGACACGGGCGCGTGCTGGCGGCCAAGGCCGAGGGCATGACCGAGGTGCCGTGCGTGCTGGTCGAGCACCTGACGGACGCACAGCGCCGCGCGTATATTCTGGCGGACAACCGGCTTGCGGAGCAGTCCGGCTGGGACACCGAGATGCTGGCGCTGGAGCTGGGCGAGATTCAGGCCGCGGGCATGGACCTGACAATCACCGGATTCTCGGCAGCTGATTTGGAAATGGAAGACCCGAACGAAGAACCACCTGCCGCCGAAGATGACGGCGACAGCGGCGAACCGGATGCCGATACACCCAGCCGCGCCCAGGACGGCGATGTGTGGAAACTCGGAGACCACGTTCTTTTGTGTGGAAATTGCACCGAAAAACCGTATTTAGACAAAATTTTCGGGGGGGGTAACACAAAAAGTTGATTTATTGCTTACTGACCCGCCGTATGGCGTCGATTACGTCGGCAAGACCGGCGATGCAATGACCATCGAGAATGATGGCGTTGACCGTGACGCGCTGCTGAAACTGCTGACCGGCTCGTTTGATGCTGTCAGCGAGTGGCTGCGAGAGGGCGCAGCGTATTACATCTGGTGTGCGAGCAAAACGTGGGATGTGTTCGCTCAGGCGGTGGAACAGCTTGGATGGCCGGTACGCGAGCAGTTGATCTGGAACAAGGACTGCTTTGTGATGGGCCGCCAGGACTACCAGTGGAAACACGAGCCGTGTCTGTACGGCTGGAAGCCGGGCGCCGCGCACAAGTGGTGCAGCGACCGCAGCCAAACGACCGTGATCGACTGTCCTCGACCCAAGGCGAACCGCGACCACCCGACCATGAAACCGATTCCGCTGTTTGACTACCTGATCCGCAACAGCACGGATGTTGGTGACACGGTGTATGACCCGTTCTGCGGCAGCGGTACAACGCTGCTGGCCTGTGAGCAGGCAAACCGTAAGTGCGTGGCGGTAGAGCTGTCGCCGCGGTACTGCGATGTAATTTTACGCCGATGGGAGACGCTGACCGGCCGCAAGGCCGAGCGGCTTCGGAATTTGAGAGAGTGAGGTGACGAGATATGCCAGCCAGCAAGCCAATCCCGCGGGAGGCGGACGGCACGGTGGACATCAAGCAGGCGCGAAAGCGCATGGCAGGGCACCGTACAAACGCCGAGATCGAGGCAAAAGCAAAAAGCGAGGTGCGGGCCAAGGAGCCGAAACGCATCACGGTTCCCAAGTATCTGCCGCAGGTGATGGAGGCGGAATATCGGCTGACCGCGAAAAAGCTGGTTGCCCTGCATATCTTTTCCGACCTTGACTATGACATGCTGGCGCGGTATTTTATCGCTCGTGCCGCCTGGCAGAACGCGCAGAACTGGGCGAACCGCGCGATCATGCAGGGCGACGCCAAGGAGGCGGGCAGCTGGACCAAGACAGCGAACGTTTACTTTGGTCAGTGCCAGAGCTGTGCGGCGGCGCTTGGCCTGAGCGTGTCGGCACGCTGCCGCCTCGTGATGCCGGAGCCGCCCAAGGACGAGGCCGACGAGGACCCGCTCAGCAAAATGTTGCGCGAGCGGGCGGAGCGCCGGAAGGCGTGAGGTTTGTCCGGGGCTGTGACGGGCAGTGCAATGCCTGCTCGAGCTTCGACCTTTGGCGGCAGGTGAGTTTTGTGATATTTCCTCGCCTGTCCGTCAGAGCCTCGGACAGCTTCCTGCGCTGCGGCGGACGGTGGTCAGCCATTACGCCGTCTCCCACGTCAGAGTGGCAAGGATACAAGCGGGTGCACCCGGAATGCAGACGAGTGGGTGCGTCCGCCGGAGCGCAGGAGGAGAAAGCAATGCAAGATCGAACAATCTGTCCGGCTATGTGCCCGATGCTCAACGTCCAGGGCTTTTGCGAGAGCGCATGGAGACGGGCAGGCCAGGTGCGGGAGTGCCCGCATAAGAAAATGCGCAAAGCGGTGTCCAACTTGAACACCGCAGACAAAAAGTAAAATCCGGTGCTGTGACGGGCGACCCACCCGAAACACCTTACCTATTTCTTTGGGCGGCGGCGAGGGTTTGTCCTCTTGTACCTCGCCCGTCCGTCAGAGCACCGGATGGTGCAAATTATGGAGGTTTTGACAATGACAATCAACAGAGCAACTCGGTTTGTGGATGTATTCAACGCAATTCGCGATGCTGCCGCCGCAATGACGGTGCAGACGCCGAAAAGTCCTGATTTGCAGGAACTTCTGCGCAAGCTGCAAACCACACTCTCCGAATATCTCGCACCGGAGCCGAGCGAGGGCATCCTCGTGGAACCGGACCTGATAGAGACCGAGGACGACTGCACCTATGGTGGCGGTGAGATGCCGCGTCTGACCCGCGCCGAGGTGCTGCACCGTGCCGAGCAGTGTGTCTGCGGCGAGCGTGAGCAGGACTACGGCACGCCGGAGAATAATTTTGACACCATCGCGGAGTTTTGGATTACATACCTCAACCGCGCGTGCGTGGATGAGGACGGCTGTGTGTACATCGACGCAACCGATGTCGCCATGATGATGGCGCTGCTCAAGATTGCGCGTATTGCAGGCGGTTCGGGCACGCGAGACAGCTTTATCGACCTTGCAGGCTATGCGGCGTGCGGCGGAGAGTGCGCCGATGTATGACCGCGAGGAGTATGAGTGGTATAAGACGCACGGCATCTGCGTCCGCTGCCGCAAGGCCAAGGCACGCAGCGGCCGCACGACCTGCGCCGCGTGTGCGGCTCAAAACACCAAGCGCACCTTGCGGTATTTTAACGAGCTGACCGCCGAGAAGCGCAAGGAATACTCTCAGCGAGCTACCGAGAAACAGCGTGAGCGGCGTGACGCTCGCTACGCTGCCGGTCTGTGCGTTATCTGTGGCAAGCGACCGCCGAGAGACAACCGCCGGACCTGTGCGCTGTGCAGCAGCAAGCGCACAGCCGCACAGCAGAAACAGGCGGAAAAGTGACAACAGCACTCCGGTGCTGTGACGGGCGGCAGCAGTTGCCCGAGAAACAACCTCCAAAATAATTTTGCGCAGGGCACGGCGGTAACGGAACGCCGCCGCGTCCGTCAGAGCACCGGAAATCAATTTAATAGAGCCGACGCGGGAAAGCGGTAGAGAGCCAGAGCCTGAGAGCCAGAGCCAACGAGCAATTTGTCTCGTCGGCTCTTATTTTTTGCTCGGAAAGGGGTGAGAGAGATGGCAAAGAAAGAAAAACGCATCGACTACATCAGCAAGGTGGAGGATATCCGGCTGATTGCAAGCGGTGCAAACGCGGAGCACCGCACCATGACCTGGCGCGAGGCAACCGAGTATTGGGAGCGCGACAACGGCACCGACGATTACGGCCGTGCGGCGCTGATGGCGTACCTCGGCATTGCAACGGCAGGCGAGTGTGCACTGCTGGATAATCTGGTTGACGCGCCGGAGGATGACGCACCGGAAGGCGAGGAGGAAACCGCAGAATGAAGAAGATTATAAAAATCCTGCTGCCGGATGCGCTGCTGCTGGCCGGAGCGGTAACCATCGTGGTGGCGCTGCATGAGATGTGGCCGCCGCTGGCGTACCTCGCGTGCGGTGCGCTCGCCGTGCTGCTGGCGCTGATCCTGTCGTTTTAAGGCGGTGACGGCATGATCGTAGATAAGATTTTACACCGCATCCGTGGTCAGACCACGCTGACGCTGGACGACCCGACCGGATGGAGCACGGGCGGCAGCACCCTGTTCGGCGGCAAAGAAATGCAGGCCATGAAGCTGCCTGCCGTCAACGCCTGTATCGAGATTATCTCGGACAGCGTGGCGAAAATGCCGATCTACCTGATGGACGGCGAGACCCGCGAGCGGGTGCCCGACCACCCGGCGGTGCGGCTGCTGACCGGCAGACCGACCGAGGCTCTGACCGCCTTTGACTATCACAAGCTGATGGAGAGCCGCCGCATTGCGTACGGCAACGCTTACGCGCTCATCCTGCGCGACAAGTGGGGACAGCCGGTGGAGCTGCTGCCGATCGCGCCGGGCTACATGCTGCCAATCCTCGACACCAACGCAAAGCTGTGGTATGTCGGCATCAATCCCAAGACGCACGAGTACCGCAAGTTCTGGCCGACCGATGTGCTGCATTACAAGGCATTCAGCACAGACGGCCTTGAGGGCATCAGCTATCTGCGCCGCGGCGCCGAGACCATCGAGGCGGCCATGCAGGCACAGCGATACGAGAGCAATTACTACCGCAACGGCGGTCAGGTGAGCGGCATTCTGACCACTGACACCGACCTCTCGCCGAGGTCGACCACCCTCGGCGGCGAGAAAGTGGACATCAAGAGCAAAATCCGTGCCGAGTGGGAAAGCATCCACTCCGGAGCGGACAACGCTTACCGCATTGCGGTGCTGGATAACGGCCTCAAGTACACGCCGCTGACCGCAACCAACCGTGACGCGCAGTTTATCGAGAGCAAGGCTGCCAGCGTCGAGGACATTGCCCGGCTGTTTAACATCCCGTTTTACAAGCTCGGCGCGGGCAAGGAGAGCTATGCCGCCAACACGCAGGCGGCCATTGAGTATATTCAGCGCACGCTCAGCCCAATCGTCAGCGAGCACGAGCAGGAGGACACGCACAAGCTGCTGCTTGAGAGCGAGTGCAGCCGCGGCCTGCAGCTGCGCCGCAACATGATGGGCGAGCTGCGCGGAGACTGGACGGCTCGGGCTGCATGGTACAAGTCCATGCGCGAGATCGGCGCGTACAGCGTGGACGATATCCGCGCACTCGAGGACCTGCCGGACGTGCCCGGCGGCGATGACCGTCTGGCAAGCCTTAACTACGTCCCGCTGGAGGACTGGCGGGACCTGAGCCGCCGCCGCAACGGAGCGGATGGCGAGGAACAGAAAGGAGTGACCCCATAATGGCAATCACAATGCCTAAAATCGACATTACGTTTGAGCAGCGTGCTGTGAGCCTGATCGGCCGCAGCGAGCGCGGTGTCGCAATCCTGATCGTGAGGGACGACACCGACAAGAGCTTTACCCATAAGCAGTACAGCGACCTCAGCGCCGCGCAGGCGGACGAGAGCCTGTACACTGCAGACAACTACGCTGCCATCTGCGACATGCTGGGCTTTGCACCGTATCAGGCGCATGTGTTCCGCTGTGACGCGGACGGCGCGCTGGCGGATACGCTCGCCGAGATCGGCAAGCGCGTCAAGACCGGCTGGCTGACCATTGCCGGTCAGAATGCCGCTGACGGTCTGGCACTGTCTGCGTGGGTCAAGACGCAGGACAACACCAAGCACAAGACCTATAAGGCGGTCTGCTACAACCTGACCACCGCACCGGATGATATGCACGTTGTCAATTTTGTCAACGAGTCGGTTACCTACACGGATGACCGCGGCAAGAAAGACGGCGTGACCTACCTGCCGAGCCTGCTGGCGATCTTTGCAGTGTGCAACGTTACCCGCGGCTGCACCAACTACCTGTGCAGCAATCTCAGCGAGGTGCAGGAGGTTGCGGACAACGACGCGGCACTCGGCAGCGGCAAATTTATCCTTGTCAACGATGAGGACGGCAATGTCCGCGTGGCACAGGGTATTAACTCGATGACCACGACCAACGGCCAGACCCAGACCGAGGACATGCAGTTTATCGAGACGGTCGAGGCGATGGACATGATGCGCGACGATATTACGTCCGTATTCCGTGAGACCTACCTCGGCAACTACCGCAACAGCCGCGACAATCAGATGATGCTGGTGGCCTCGCTCAACAGCAGCTACTTCCGGCAGCTGATGCAGCAGAGCATCCTGGACCCGGACTACGCCAATGCGGCAAGCATCGACGTGGACGCGCAGCGTGCCGCGTGGGTGGCATCCGGCAAGAGCGAGGCTGCCGACTGGGACGATGACACCGTTAAGGCCAACCCGTTCAAGAGGACGGTTTACCTGACCGCGAATGTCAAGATTCTCGGCTCGATGACCGATCTCATTTTCCCGATCACCATGGCGTGACCGGATAACCTACAACAACAATTAAGGAGGCAAGACCTATGAAGAAGAAACTGCTTGACCTGCTCGCTAAGAAGCGCGGCATTGTAGACCGCATGAGACAGGCGGACGCGGCAGGCGATCAGACCGCATTTGACGCGGCGCTGGCAGAGAACACCGCCGTTGACGCGGAGATTGCCCGCGTAAAGGCAATCATGGAAGCCGAGGAGAATGTACCGGCAGAGCCGGAAGGCGTGCCGACCAGCGGCACCGATCCTCCGGCGGCAGAGCCGGTCAACAGCCGCGAGTGCGTGCATGCCTTTGCGGAGTGCATCCGCGCCCAGGCACGCGGCCAGCGTGCAGCCTTTGAGACCAACGCAGACGTTCTGCGTCGTGCCATGGCAGCCGAAAACGCCGGTGCCATGACCGAGGGTGTCGAGGCAGACGGCGGCCTGCTGGTACCGCAGGACATCCAGACCCGCATTAACGAGCTGCGCCGCTCTCTGGTGCCGCTGTCCGACCTGTTTGCGGTCGAGAATGTATCGTTCCTGTCCGGCTCGCGTGTGGTAGATACCGCGCCGAACAAGGGCTTTACCAAGATTGACGAGATGGCTGAGATTCCGCAGGATGACAAGCCGGCCTTCCGGAAGATTGCCTACAAGGTCGAGGACTATGCGCTGATCCTGCCGGTCTCCAACGACCTGCTGCGCGACACCGACGAGGCGCTGCTGGCATACATCAGCCGTTGGCTCGCCAAGAAGCAGATCATCACCGAGAACAACCTGCTTGTCACCAAGCTGGCGGCTCTGGATGAATCTGCAACTGCGGCAACCACAGCCAACGTGGTGGAGACGCTCAAGAAGGCGCTCAACGTCACCCTCGACCCGGCGATCTCCGCAACGGCACACTTTGTGACCAATCAGGACGGCTTTAATGCTCTGGATCAGCTGGTGGACGGCAACAAGCGTCCGCTGCTGCAGCCCGACCCGACCGGCTCGACCGGCAAGCTGCTGTTTGGCCGCGGCATTACCGTGGTAAGCAACGGCATTCTCAAGACCGCGACCAGCAAGGCGCCGATCTACTTCGGCGACTTCACGCAGTACGCGACCCTGTTCCGCCGTCAGCCGCTCGAGATCGCATCGACCGACATCGGCGGCAACGCATGGAAGACCAACAGCACCGAGGTCCGCGCGATTACCCGTCTGGATGCACAGGTGTTCGACACTGAGGCCGCTGCTGCGGTATCTCTGACCATTGCGTAAGGACTGACCCAAGGGCGGCGCTGCTGCCGCCCTTCCCATTTTTAGAGAGGAGGGCACAGAATGCCTGAATTTAATCCCAACCGCATTATGCACGGCAACAGCGGTCATGCGTGGTTTAACGGCAAAAAGCTGACCACCCTGCAGTCGGTGGAGGCTAAGGTTTCCGGTGATTTTGAAGAAATCAATGTCTGTGGTGATCCGGCTACTTACCGTGTATATAACGGCTACTCGGGCGAGGGCACGCTGACCACGCTCAAGATCGACAGTGATGTGCTGAGCCTGATTGCTGCGGCGTATAAGTCCGGCGAGATGCCGACCATCACCATCATCACCAGCCAGACCATGCCGGGCACAAACCGCACGGAGCGCGTGGCGTACAGCGATATCACCATCGACGAGTTCACGCTCGCGAAATTTGAGAAGAAGTCCAAGACCGAGGAAGAAATCCCGTTCAAGTTCGGCAACTTTGAGGTTTTGGAGACCCTGTAAGGAGGCACGGCATGAGATACAGCTTAAACGGTCACATTGTGGCCGACAGTGACGCGCCTATCCTGCGCTGGTGGGGTATCCCGGCGGCCTGTCCGGCGGATATCCGGTCGGCGCTTGCCGAAAATCCCGCAGACGAGGAATTTGTGCTGGAGATCAACTCCGGCGGCGGCTCGGTCTTTGCGGGTTTTGAGATGTACAGCCTGCTGCGCAATGCGTCCCGGCAGGGCGTGCATACCCGCGCCGAGGTGCAGAGCCTTGCCGGTTCTGCCGCGTCTGTCGTGATGGCAGGTGCGGACACGGCGGCCTGCTCGCCGGTCGGTCAGGTGATGATCCACCTGCCGAGCACGGTCACCGAGGGCAATCAGGGCGTGCACCGCGAGAGCGTGCAGATGCTCGAGAGCATCACCGAGAGCATTATCGCGGCGTACGAGAGCAAGGTCGGCGGCAAGACCAGTCATGACGCACTGCGCCGCATGATGGACCGCGAGACCTTTCTCAGCGCCCGAGCGGCGCTTGACGCCGGGCTGATCGACGAGATCATCGGCGAGGAGCAGCCGGGCGAGCCGCTCAATCTGAACAACATTTACAACGCTTGCGGAGCTGTCCCCGATATGGACAAGCTGCGTGCGGCGTACATCGCTGCACAGAGCCAGAGCCAAGAGCCAGAGCCGCAGCCGCCGGTGTCCAATTTGAACACCGCCCGCAAGCGTGCCATCGCCATCGCTGAGGCAGAACTCCGGGCGGTGGTCGTATGATTACCGCCGAGCGGCTGACCGCAATCAAGCAATACTGCCGCATCGACTACGACGAGGACGATACACAGCTGACCGGTTTTGCGGAGATGAGCGACAGCTATCTCGCTCAGTGTGGTATCACTCGTGACGGCCACGAGGCAATGTACGACCTCATCGTGCAGGCAATGGTGCTCAACCAGTACGATGGCAAGTGTGCAGACAATGCAGCCGCAGCCCTGGCTACGGTTCCACCGCTCGTGCGGCAGATGGTAAACCAGCTCAAGCTGGTGTGCGCGTTTGGAGGTGCGGACGATGGCAACACAGGTTCGTGATCTGCGCGACCGCGCCGAGGTATGGCTTGCCGCACCGGTGGAGCAGCCAAACGGCGAGACAGACTACTGCTACACCAAGGTCAAGACCATCTGGGCGGCGGTAAATCCGACAAGCGGGCGCACGGAGACGCTGACCGGTGACGCTGAGCGTGCCGAGATCACGCACCGCGTGGTCTGCCGGAGCGCCAGCCTGCCGGAGCTGTGCCTCGAGATGTACTTTATTATCCGCGGTCAGCGGCTCGATGTGTCGTACTGGCTGCCAATCTATAACCGCCGCGGCTGGGTGGAGATTTACTGCACACTGCGGCAGGGAGAGGTGACACGCGATGGCTCGTGATGGTTTTGATTGCTCGGAGCTGTTTGACTTTTCCGAAAAGCTGCTGGCACAGCCGAAAGAGCTGGAGAAGGCACAGAAAAAGCTGCTCCGAGATCAGGGCAGCAAGCTGCGCCGCAAGACAGCTCAGCAGGCGCGTGCGTCAGTCAACCGTACCGCAGTAAAGCGTGAAAAGTACGAGCGCGAAGCCGGACATTACCACAAAAGCATCAAACGTGGCAGGGTGTACACCAAGCTGGGGCAAATGCGCATCCGCGTGTACTCCAATGACCCAATCGGCCATCTGGTCGAGAAGGGCTGGACGCCCAAAGCGCGTGACGGCTCTCACGGTAAGAAGCAGGACGGCAAGAACGTGTTCGAGGAAGCCGCAAAAGGCTTTGACGAGCAGTTTCAGCAGGCCGCTGAGGATGCTCTGGACGAGGTGATTAACAAGCTATGATCCAGTGGAAAGAGATAGATGACGCACTCGGTGCGGTGGTAAGTGCGGCACTCAAGGCCGCCAATCTGCCTGCTGTGCGTGAGCGCAAGGACGTTAAGGCGCCTCTGGTGCGGCGCAGTTACCGCATTGACGTTGGTCAGACCGACGGCATGGGCACGGACGACTACGCCGAGACCGGCTGCGACATCGAGATTTATTTTTATCCTGCCGACGGCACGCGCCCGCGCGACGAGCTGAACACGGCCGCTGACGCGATCCGTGCGGCGCTGCGGGAAGGCGTGACCGTGCAGGACGTGGTGCTCATCCCGGAAGACGACATCACCTGCGACGCAGACGGCGAGACGCTGACAGTCATGCTGCGGCTCACCTGGATCGAGACCGCCGAAGAGACCGGCGAATTTATGGAGGATATGGTATATGGATAAAAAGTTACTGGATGCGCTGGCGGCAAAAGCCGAGCAGCGCGCAAAGGACCGCAAGAATGCAAAACAGTTTGAAGTGGCCGGCGAAATGCTGACCTTTGTACAGCCGAGCGTGGATGCCAAGCTGAGCTATGCCGAAGCCATGCTGTCCGAGAGTGCGGCAGACACGGTACGCGCCTGCGCAAGCCTGATTTATGACTGCTGTCCTGATCTGCAGGACCCGGAGCTGCACAAGGCTCTGGGTGTTACCGACCCGTACGACACCGTCTGGACGCTGATGCAGCCGTACGAGGTTGACCAGCTGGGCGGCAAGCTGTATCGCTGGCTCGGCCTGATCGGTCCGCGCGATAACAACACGCCGGACACTGCGAGGGCCGACACCGTAAAAAACTGATCGAGCGCGACCCGGTGCTCGACCTTGCGGCATTTTACGCACCGAGAGGCATAACGCCGGAAGCTATCCGGCAGATGTCTCTTGCGGATCGTGCAGTGCTGCGGGAAGGCCGGGCGCGCTGGTATGAGGATAGCCGGTGGCTGATTGCAGCCGGTATTGCACTGGCGTACAACCCAAAGGAGGAGGACGGAAATGGCTAAAAACAAAGTAATCAATACCGTCCTGACGCTAAAGGATGAGATGTCGGGCGGTCTGGTAGCGGCAGCCAAGGCGGCTAAGAAATCCGGCAAGAATATTGATGACAGCATGATGCAGGCCACCCGCAAGGTGGTCGCATTCAAAAATAAATCGCTCACGGCGTTGGGGGATTTTGCAAAGAAGGGTGTCAAGGCTGCCGGTGCGGCTGTTGCAGGCATGACTGCTGCGTTTATTGCACTTGACGGCGCGACCGAGGAATATCGCGTTGCACAGGGCAAGTTAAACGCCGGATTCCAGGCGGCAGGTCTTTCCGCAGACACGGCTCGAAAGAGCTATCGTAATTTCTACGCCATTCTGGGTGATACGGACACCGCAACCGAAGCCTCGCAGCTGCTCGCCAACATGGCGAAGAACGAGGAAGAGGTAACCAAGTGGACGCGCATTGCCGCAGGCGTGCATGGCACGTTCGGCGATTCGCTGCCGATTGAGGGCCTTGTGGAGTCCGCCAACGAGACTGCGCGTACCGGTCAGATCACCGGCGTTTTTGCGGATGCCATCAACTGGGCCACCAAGGAAGGCGAGAAGTTTGGCGTTGCGCTCAAGGCTGACACCGAAGCCAACAAGGAATGGAATGAGGCTGTTAAGTCAGCCGCAAGCGCAGAGGACTTTTTCAACCTCGCGCTGAAGAACTGCTCGGACGAAAGTGCCCGTCAGAAACTGATCGTTGATACGCTCTCCAAGACCTATGACAAGGCCGCCGACAGCTACTATGCAAATAATCAGCAGGTTATTAACGCACGACGCAACCACGCAACCTTAGACGAGATGCTCGCTAAGGTTGGCGATACCAGCGCCAAGGTTAAAAATCAGCTGTGGGTGCTGGCCGGTGCCGCCGAGGACGGTTCCATCCGCTCCGGCTCTATGCTGGGTTGGGTGCAGCGAAAGGCAGAAGCATTCGGACAGTGGATTGAAGGGCTTGATTTAAGTTCGCTGCAGAAGCAGTTCGATGAGCAGTTCGCACAGGCACTGCAAAAGGCCGGAGAGGCACTGCAGTGGGTGCGCGACAACTCGGATACGCTGATCGGCACGCTGAAAAAGCTGGCTGTTGCGTGGGGTGTCGGCAAAATGCTTGCATTCACGGCCGGGGCAATCGAGACGGTGCAGACAATCGGCGGCTTTATCAAGACGCTCAAGCGATTGATCGTGCTGAAAGGTAAAGATACAGCTGCATGGGCGGCCAACACAGCATGTGTTATTGCAAATAAGGTTGCCTTGGCAGCGCACGCAGTTGTCGGCGGCATGCGCTGGCTTGTGAATGGTATCGCAACGCTGATGACCAACGCAGTCGAGTGGAGTGTCAACACGGCGTGTATTATCGCCAATAAGGCCGCGCTGATAGCGCACAAGGCGGTCGGCGGTGTGGTTTGGCTGGTGCAGCAGGCGGCGGCTTTGGGCGTTGCCAGCGCTGCGTGGATTCATAATACCGCCATGATGGTTGTCAACAAAGCAGGCATGGTCGCCAGTGCCGTAGCATCCGGCGTGGCAACCGGTGCGACTGCCGCTCTGACGGCCGCCCAGTGGGCACTGAATGCTGCATTTGTAGCAACGCCAATCGGCTGGATCGTGCTCGGCCTGGCAGCTGTTGTGGCCGCAGGTGTGGCGCTGTATAAGAACTGGGATACCGTAAAGGCCAAGGCCGGAGAGGTATGGAACAGCATAAAAACAGCGTTCGGCGGCATCAGGGACAGTATCACGGGCGCTTTTTCGGCTGCTAAGGAAAAGGTCGCGGGCTTCTTCTCGTGGCTTAACCAGAAGATCGAGAGTGTGCCGATCCTCGGCTCCATCTACAAGGGCGGCAAGAGCGCCGTGTCGTGGGTTGCCGATCATCTGGACGGCAACGCCATGGGCACGCCCTACTGGCGAGGCGGCTACACCCGCGTCAACGAGCGCGGCGGCGAAATTATGAACCTGCCGAGCGGCACGCAGATCATCCCGCATGATGTGTCTGTCAAGGCGGCAGGCGGTCGGAGCGTGACGGTCAACGTCAACATCCAGGGCAACGTGATCGGCAACCGTGAGTATACCGAACAGGTCGGTGAGTACGTCGGCCGCAAGGTGCTGGCGGCGCTCGGCAACACATAAGGAGGTGCGGTGCGTGTACAAGATTATCATCTCGGTCAACAACAACGAGGAGGTTTGGACGCTGCCGCACTGTCCGCCGGATTTCCCAATCCCGCAGCCGGAGCAGCACCACGAGACCTACGAGGGGTTGAGCCGCGACTATCGCCGCATCGGCACGCTCTGTCTGCGGCACATGGAGTGGACGGCGCTGCTTCCAGTGCACCGATACTCCTTCATGCCGTCTGAGGCGTCTGCGGATGGTTGGGCGTATGTCGATTTTCTGAGCCGGTGGCGTGACAAAAAAGTGCCGTTCCGCCTGATCGTGCTCGACAGCAAGGGCGCGGCACGGCTTAACATGCCGGTGACGGTGGACAGCTTTGACGTCACCGTGCGAAAAAACGGCGACTTGGAGTATTCCATCGCTGTGACAGAATACAGATTTATCAAATGAGGAGGTGCGCCGATGGCGGCAGGATATGTCGATGACCACAAGCTGACACTGTACCGCGACGGCGCACAGCCGCGCGATATCACCGCATTTGCGAGTGACATGACGCTGACGGACGACCTTGACACGCTGGCGGCGGAGCTGACGTTTACGACGCTTATCTCGCCGTGGGATAAGTACACGCCCAAGCTCGGCCTCGCGCCGGGCGATAAGGTGCGCGTGACCAATCAGGGCAAAACGGTCTTTTCCGGCGTTATCATCACGGTGACGCTGGACGGCGGTGTTACGGCCTACGACCGCGGGTGGTATCTCAACAAGTCGGAAATCGTGCTGCAGGTCAACAACCTTGCGGCCGATCAGGTCATCCGCAAGGCGTGTGCCAAGGCGGGCGTGACAGTCGGAAAGGTGTGCAGCCTGCCGACCAAGATCACGCAGCTGTGGACCGGCTCTACGCCGTCCGACATTATCAGCGATGTGCTGAACACCTGCACGTCTGCGACCGGCAAGCAGTACCGCCACCGCGTGGACGACAGCGGCCTGCAGGTCGAGGCACTGCCGTCCGCGCCAATCAAGGCGTACCACAAGCCGGCAAAAAATATCGCCGCATTTGACATCACCTGGGCGCTCGGTCAGGTCTCCGGCGAGGACAGCACCCAGGACACCTACAACGCTGTTGTCATTGCCGCCGAGGACAACGGCAAGGCGTACATCGGCGCTCAGGCCAGCAACGCGGCATCCATCAAGCGTTACGGTTTCATGCAGCACATAGAGACCGTGACCGAGAACCCCGGCACGGCTGTGCTCGGCCAGATGGTCAAAAACCTGCTGAAAAACGCTGACAAGGTAGGACAGACCCGCTCTATCTCCGAGATTTGGGGCTGCGATGAGGTGACAAGCGGCGTGGTACTGAGATTTAACTCGCCCGCGTTTGGCATCAAGGGCAACTTCCGCATTACACGCGTGGAGCATCACTACGGCGGTGCAGGGCACACGATGGCGCTCGAAATCACGGCACTTGAGCAGGTGCGAGCCGCCGCCGAGGGCAAGACCGACGCGGCAGCCATCAAGGCCGCCAGCACGGACAAGGTGCAGGTGTTCGGCCTGCCCGACCTGTCCGGCGGCAGTGACGGCGGCTCGGGCGGCACGATCGTCAAGGCATTGTTTACCGCCTACTATCCCGCCAACAATGCGCTTGAAGGCGGTTATCTGGATGCACAGGGCAACAGGCTCGACCCAAGCAAGCACACCTGCGCCGCACCGCCGTCTGTGCCGTTTGGCACCAAGATTACGGTGCGCGACACCGGCACAAGCCTCGACGGCACGACCTACACGGTCAACGACAGAGGCGGCGCGATCCAGATCTCGAATGGTGTGTATCACTTTGACCTGCTGATGAGCAGCAACGCCGAGTGCAATCGCTGGGGACGTAAAAACGGCTCTGCGATCATCGGCGGCTCGGGCGGCGGCTCTGGCAGCGCGGTGTCGTTTATCAACACGGCACTGGGCGAGGTCGGGTACAAGGAGTCCGGCAAGGACATCAACAAGTACGGCCAGTGGGCCGGTCACAACGGTGTTGCCTGGTGTGTTTATTTTGTTTGCTGGTGCGCGGCCAAGAGCGGCGCGCCGATACCGACCACCTACGGCTACGTTGGCGATATGAGCAGCTATTTCAAGGCTCGCGGCAAGTACAAATCGGCAGGCAGTTACAAGCCCAAGGCTGGCGATCTGATGATACAGGGTGACCGTCACATCGGCATTGTAATATCTGCCGGAGCATCAAGCTGCGAAACCGTTGAGGGCAATTGCAGCAACTCTGTCAAGCGTGTTACTCGCAGTTACGCGGAGATTTCCGGTTTCTGTACGCCGTGGGGATAACACAAGATATTGTATACTTGTGGATAACACTGTGGAAGATGTGGAAAGGAGTGCGTGCCTATGGCATGGGATACGGCACTGGCACAGGCCATCAAAGGCACAAGCCGCGCCGAGGCAAACCGCAAGCCGCAGCCGTGGTACAGAGCCGAGGTTGTGCAGGTAACGCCCAAGCTGATCTTTGCGATTGCAGACAAGGAATTTAAGTTTGACAGCAGCACCGGCCTGATTATGACCGCCACGGCAAAAAGCAAAACGTGGAAAGTCGGCATGCAGGCGGCGGCGCTGCTGCATGGGGCACAGCTGCTGGTTTTGGATAGTCTGTAACGGAGGAGGTGCAGCGGAATGTTTGACGAGGAGCAGGCGCAGTTTGTCTGCGATTTTTTGGAGTGCCTGACGTGCTCCAGCGGTGTGCCGCTGCGCCTGATGGACTGGCAGCGCAACATGATAACCGAGTTTTACGGTCAGCTGATCGAGGACGAGGACGACCCGGCAGGCAGCTACCTGCGGCGATACCAGTATCTCTATCTGGAGATCGCCAAGAAGAACGGCAAGTCGGAAATCGCTGCCGGTCTGGGTGTGTATCACCTGTTTGCCGACGGCGAGATCAACGGCGAGGTGTATGTCGTAGCAGCTGACCGCGACAATGCGGGCATCGTCTTTGCGGCGGCCAAGTACATGGTCGAGCAGAGTCCGGCGCTGAAAAAGCGCAGCCGCATCGTGGACAGCGTAAAGACCATCTACGACGCGACGAGCGGCAGCAGGCTCAAGGTGCTGTCAAGCGAGGCGTACAGCAAGCACGGCTACAAGCCGAGCTGCGTCATCTTTGACGAGCTGCACGCCCAGCCGAGCCGCGACCTGTGGGATGTTATGACGTTTGGTGCCGGTGACGCTCGCCGTCAGCCGGTGTGGATCGTGCTGACGACCGCCGGAGACGACCCCGACCGCAAGAGCATCGGCTGGGAAGTCCACGAGAAGGCGCTCGCTATCTACCGATGGCGGCGCGGCGCGAGGGATGAGAAAGCCTACGATGATCCTCGGTGGCTGCCAATCATCTACGGCCTCGGACTGATCGAGGATGAGGACGAGCTGAAAAACCTCAACATTTACGACGAGGACCTGTGGCGGCGGTGCAATCCGTCGCTCGGCAAGACGCTCAAGATGGCTACCATCCGCGCCCAGGCGGCGGACGCCAAGAAAAGCGAGGCCGCCGAGCGGCTGTTTCGGTGGCTCAGGCTTAACCAGTGGATCGCCACGGCGACTGTCGGGTGGATACCGATAACCATCTATGACAAAACGCAGTGGAATCCGCCTGGCTGCAAGGACTGGCGCGAGGCCGTGCAGTTGCTGCGCGGCAAGACCTGTTACGGCGGCGTTGACCTCTCCAAGAGCACCGACCTTACCGCCTTCGTGTTGGTATTTCCGCCGCAGGAAGGTCTGGACAGGTGGGTGGCTCTGCCTACCGGGTGGATGCCGCTTGACGGCATTGACGCACGCGAGCGCGAGGATCATGTGCCGTACCGGGACTGGATACGCGCAGGATTCTTGCACGGCTGCGAGGGCGATATCATCGACTTTGCGGCTGTGGCTGACGCTGTGGTGCAGGCCGCACAGGATTACGACCTGCGCATGGTCGGCTTTGACCCGTATCTGGGCGCGACCGTGATGCAGAACATCCGCGAGCGGCTTGCCGGTACGGTGACCGAGGTTGTCGAGATACCGCAGGGTATCCGGTCCATCTCGCCGCCGATGAAGGAGCTGGAGCGGCTCATCCGAGCGCATGAGATGCTGCATGTGCACAACACGGCGGCACGACAGTGTTTCCTCAATCTGCGGTGCGTGTCGGATGATAACGAAAATATCAAGCCAACCAAAAAGCGAAGCCGCGGACGCATTGATATCACGGTGGCGTGGATCATCGCGTTTGCGACGGCGATGCTGCAGCCTGCACCGACGCTGGCGGACAGCGTGGCGGCTGCGGATTGGCACATGTGAGTTTAGGAGGTGTCGGCTATGGCCGATGTGTTTCCGGTTATCCCGGAGGAGCTGCCCGCGCAGGTTGCGGAGAGCATCGGGCGGTCTCCGGAGTTTGTGTTCCATGAGGACGGCAGGTCGGGCAGTTTCCCGTTGGTGGACGGCGCTCTGGTCGAGCGGCAGGGCATCGAGGCGGTCAAGCAATGGCTTGAGCTGATGCTGCGCCAGAAGCCGGGTGCAATCCCGATCTACCGCACGAGCGGCACGACCCAGCCGGGCGTGGAGGCGGTCAGCCTGGACCGGCGCGTGCCGGAGGGCTGGATTTTTGCCGAGATTGAGCGCAACGTGCGAGAGACCGCTGCGTTTTGTCCAGCCATCCGGTCGCTTGACAGTTTTAAGTTTACGCGCGTGCGGCGCGGCGTGGAGGTACGCTTCACGGTCCGCCTGCACACCGGAGAGAGTGAGGAGGTGACGACGTTTGTCAGCGAGTGAGATTTTAGACAAGATGCTGTCCGCAATGCCGGAAAGCTATCAAAAGACCATCGGTTTCCCGACTTACGACCTTTTAGCCGCAGTCAGCCTGCGGATGGAGGGCACGGACACAACGATTGACGAGGCCAGACAGCAGCTTGACCCGGAAAACCTGCACGACAGCGCGCTTGACCGTTATATCTATCCGCGCTCCGGCTTGGAGCGCAAGGCGGCGACCTTTGCACACGGCAGCCTGACCGTCACCGGCACAGGCACGGTCGAGCAGGGCACGCTGTTTGAGAGCGGCGGCGGTGTTCAGTATTACGCAACCGAGACCGTAGCCATTGAGGGCGAGGGCACGGTACCGGTCACCTGCACGGTGGACGGTACGGCAGGCAATCTGCCCGCGCACAGCGTGACGCAGATGCCGGTGGCAGTGCAGGGCATTGCCTCGTGTGATAACCCTGAGCCGATCGGCGGCGGTTACGCGGAGGAATCCGACAGCGAGTATTATGCACGCTATCTGGTCGTACTGCGCACGCCTGCCACGAGCGGCAACGTGTACCACTATGTACAGTGGGCGCTTGAGGTGGCCGGTGTCGGTCATGTCAAGGTGTTCCCGCGGGTGCAGGGCGTTAATACGGTGGATGTGGTGATCGCGGACAACGCCGGTCAGCCTGCATCGCCTGCGCTCGTGAAGTCGGTGCAGGACTACATCGACCCCGACAGCGAGGGCGCAGGCCGCGGACAGGCGCCCATCGGCGCACAGTGCTTTGTTACTGCCGCGACCGGCAAGGCCATCACGGTCAGCTGCATGGTGTCCAAATCGGACACCGTAACCGAGGACATCCTGACATCCGGCATCAAGGAGAGCGTTGCGGCCTATCTGGCGAGCACGGTCTTCACACAGGATTATGTCAGCTATGCACAGATCGGTGCGGCCATCATGGACACGCCGGGCGTGATTGACTACGCCGGGCTGAAAGTGTCCGGCGGCATTGTAAATATTGCCATCGCGGAACGCGAATGTCCGGTACTGGGCGAGGTGACGATCACCTATGGCTGAGTTTGATAATATGCGGAAAAGCCTGCCGGTGGCGTACCGCACGGACAAGTGGGTTTGTGACCTGCTTGCCGCAATCCAGTCGCTCGACGACACGCAGCGCGAGCAGATGCTCGACATTACGCAGCAGCTGTTTCCGGGAAGCATGACGTGGGCGCTCACCATCGAGGAGCGCGACGCCGGATTGCCGTCCACCGGCACGCTGGAGGAGCGCCGCACGGCGCTGATTGCACGGTGGCGCGGCTCGGGCAAGTGCGACGTTGACCTGATCCAGCGCGTGTGCGATGCGTGGAAAAACGGCGAGATTAGCGTCGGCTTTGCAAAGGGCGTGATCGTGCTGACGTTTGTCGGCGCGTATGGCATCCCTGCACCGGCCGAGCTTGCCGCATTGCAGGAGGCGGTAGACCGCACAATCCCGTGCCATCTGGCGGTGCAGTTCCTCTGGCGCTGGTTACTGGTGCGCGAGGTGTCCGCTATGACGGTTGATGAGCTGCAGTCGCACCCCATCAGCGATTTTGCGTTTGAGGAGTGATACAGTGAGCAAAACAACAAAAAATCTCGGGCTGTTTGAGTATGAGAAGGACAAGGACGGCGCGAGCACGTTTAATATCAAGCAGGCCCTTAACGGCAACTGGGACAAGCTGGACAACGAAGTTGCAGCGCGTGTAAAGACCACGGAATTGGCTTCCGAGGTCAAAAAGACCGTGAAAGGCGGCAGCTTGACCGCCTCTGATCTGGGCGCGGTATCGGCAGCGGATAAGGGCAAGGCTGGCGGCATTGCGGGTCTGGGCGCTGACGGCAAGGTGCCAGCAGCGCAGCTGCCCGCAATGAATTACGAGGGCAAGGGCGCCGTAGATACGCATAACAAGAGTTCAACCGCGCACAAGACGCTGTTCGACCAAAAACTCGACAAGCTGACCGGCAAGAAAGGACAGTTTGCAGGCTTTACGGCGGATAACGTAGTCGGTGCGATGGACGCCCCCAACGGCGGCGAAAGCGACTCCGGCGTTGGCGAGCTGCAGGACACCGAGATGGAGGTCGGCACGATCACCAACGCAGGGGCAGGCTGGAACACCTACCATTTTAGAGAGGCGTTTGAGGGTGTGCCGCAGGTGACCTGCCAGGCTGAGGACTTTGACGGCGTGGTGCTTGTTAAGGACATCACTGCAGAGGGGTTTCTTTATTGTCTGCGGAAACTCCAGACCGGCAGTTACCACACCGGCGACTCGACCGGCACCAATCCGTCGCACAGCGTGAACACGCTGGTCAGCGGCACAACGACCACGGCTGACAGTATCAAGATTAACTACATCGCAGTAGAGTATGGAGGAGAACGATAAATGTTAGCAAATCAGAGCGATTTTATGGCGTATGCGGGTGCTTTTAAGTCGAATTACCGCAAAGGCGTCCATAGATTGGAGACGATCCTCTCCAATCCGACCCATGCGGCGGAGTTTGCTGCCAACCTCGGTGGCGTGAGTGTGGTGCTGGGCGTGCCGATCAGCCTGCCGGACCGCAACAGCGACAAGCTGCTTGAGCTGCTGCTCGGCAGTGATGTTGCGGACGATGCCGTGCTGACGTGGATGCACCAGTTTTACGAGTTCACGGACTGGGACGATCTGCTCAGTGATTCCGCCCGCTGCAAGGAGATGGCCAACAACCCGCTGATCTGGCGCGCGGCCGGCGGCAGTAAGCTGGCGGTTGGCAAGTCCATCGCTACGCTGGCGGGCCTGTCCTGCTCGGCGTATAAGGATATTGATGCGGTAGTGGCTTCTCAGGTTGCTATGGCGGCAGTAGCAGCTTCTCAGGTTGCTATGGCGGCTATTGTTAAATCGCCGGTAGCAATGGCTGCTATGTGGCGCAGCGACACCGCAATCAAAGCACTGCAGGCCAACGCGACCGCGTGGAAGACGTTTACCGGAGCCACCAGTGCGGTCATGGGTAAGACCGTTGCAATCCTCGCTAATCTGGATCCGTCGGGCTATGCTGACATGACTGCGATTGCAGCCTCTCAGGTTGCTATGACGGCCGTGGCGGCCTCCAACACCGCTACAAAGGCCATCGCCGCATCTCAGACCGCGTTGAACGCGATTGCGGGCAGTACAACGGCGTTGGATTCACTTTATGCCAAGAAAAGCCGCCTGACTGGGGCCAGCGCATCTAAATCCGGCAAATTTATTATTCTGCAAATTAGCAATGATAGTGCATTTGATACATCGAGGTATGGCTATGCTACTCTGTCTGATGGCAGTCAGCCTAATTGGCAGGATTATAAGAGTAAGTACGCCTACTTTAAGCAGTTTAAGAAGATCGCCACATACATCAAAAACGATACCGAAGGTGATGACTGGATCGACTATTTTCCGTGCGGTTGATGGCCTGAAACAGCCTGTTCTTTGCTACGCATTATCTTCCTAATGCGTAGCAATCGCTTGAATATGGCCTGATTTATCCGCTGATTTGGTGAAACTTCGCATCTTTGCACCGCATTTCCTCAGATACACCGCAAAAAACAGTGTATCTGAGGCATGTAGTACGTCTTAGGAAGATAATGCGCATCAGTGTCAAGCTATTTTTCTCGTTACGGCAACGGGAAATATGCGATGCTGATTGCAGGCCAATCGCTCTGCGAGTTATACGTTTCGAGCTTCGAGCAGAATACAAATTCCTTATAATAAGTGCCGTTTTTCTCAGCATGATCATTATAAGTATTCGATCCCATCGAACTGTTATAACGCTGAGTTCCGGTATACTGTCGGCTGGCTGTGCCATCTAAGCAGGTCCGAATACCAGAGGTGCCACTGTTGTAGGAATAGCACCATTTGAGCACAATACACGGCTTTGCATAGCGTGTAGACCAGCCGGAACGAGTGTACTGACCGGAAATTGTGTCGAAAGTTGCCTTGCTGAGCAGATAGTTGTACGCAACATCGCTTGCGCATACCGCCGCGCGTGCCGTAGCAGAGGCTGCTACAGCCGCCATAGCAACCGAAGAGGTCACCACGGCATTGAGTGCAGTGGTGTTTCCAATCACGGCCGCCATAGCAACCTAATGCGACGCAAACACTCCTCATTTGGCGTTTTGGTATGTATAATAAATATACCAAAATCCGAAAGGGGAATCACAATATGACGGCCAAAACAGAGCTGACAAGGCAGCTTCTCGCAACTTTTGCGGCGGGAACGCCGACCGCGGAAGAACTCGACGCTATCTTAAAAGGCTACATTATTTTTAAGGAAAATGATGAGCAGCGCAGTGACTTGAAGCGGCGGATCAAGCACTATCTGGGCGCAAAGAAGATTGACGGTCTATCCGCCAGAACGCTGGCGAACTACCGCAGCCACCTTGAATTATTTGCATCTAAAGTGACCAAGAGCACGGCCAAAATCACCACCGACGACATCCGAGGTTACATTGCTTTTTTGGACGAGACGCGAAATCTCAAGGAAACGTCACTGCAGACGCATATCAACAGCCTGCGGGCGTTTTTCGGCTGGCTCACGATGGAGGAAAAGATCAAGAAGAACCCGATGAGCAAGATCAAGTCCATCAAGATCGACAAGGTAGGTGCCCGCCAGGCGCTGACAGTGGAAGAGCTGGAACGGCTGCGTGACGCTTGCGTAACCTATCGAGAGAAGGCGCTGATCGAGTTTCTGGTTTCCTCCGGCTGCCGTCTGAACGAGGTTGCTCAGCTGTCGGCCTCTGATCTCGATTTGATGAGCCGGTCGGTGCAGGTCACCGGCAAGGGTGACAAGGATCGTGTTGTCTTTTTCAGCATCCGTGCACGCCTGATGATTGAGGAGTATATGGTATCCCGCAAGGGCGGCACCGGCTTGTTTGTCAGCAGTAAGGCACCCTACGAGCCGCTGAAACCTCGGGCGATCCAGCGCATGGTACGGGCAATCAGCCTGCGGGCCGGTCTGGATAAGCGGGTGCACCCGCACCTGCTGCGTCATACGTTTGCGACGTTGGCGCTTAACGGCGGCATGGATATTGCGGTCATTCAGCGGCTGTTAGGCCATGAGAATATCGCAACTACACAAATTTACGCTGAAATGTCGGATGAAACAATCCGGCATCAGTATAACAAATATGTAGCGGTTTAACCGCGGAAAGGAGCACAAATGAAAATCAACGGAATCAAGGCTCTGGACTATCAGTGCCAGGGCGACAGCCTGACGTTGGTGCTGTCCGAAACCACGTTTGATGCGGTGTCCAATCTGAACACCGCGCTCATCGAGGTCCGCACGGATGACGGCGATCTGGTTGAGGCGCACGGCGGCTATGCGCTGCGTGCCATCACCTACGACAAGGACAAGCAGACTTACACTGTCGTTTGCACCACGGCCGCCGACGATACGACCGCGCAGGCGATCTCGCAGCTGGTGGCAAAGGTGGACGAGCTGACGACCAGCAGCACCGCACTGGCTGCACAGGTGGACTACATCAGTATGATGACTGATACCGATACGGGGGTGGAGTAAATGAGTTGGTTTGATCGTATTAAGAAGTATTACGATGCCGGTCTGTGGACCGAGAAAATGGTCGGCAATGCGGTGGTGAAGAAGAAAATCACCGCCGAGCAGTACAAGGAAATCACCGGCGAGGACTACAACAAGTAAGAATCACCGGAATTTTTACACTTGATAGGGCAGAAGCCCGGAAAGGACAACATTATGTATCCCAACAACATCTACATCAAGCACTACGCAGAAGTGAAGAAGTACCCCGGCGATATTGGCGTACAGCTGGATCAGTACGACAACGCGCACGGTCTCAAGCACAACGCACTGGCCCGCGCCCAGTACAAGCACTGGCGCAGCGTGCAGACCGGTGTACCGGATCTGCTGAGCATGGAGGATAAGCGCCTGCTGGGGCTGTAAAACAAGAAAAACCGCCTGAAAAGGCGGTTCATTGACAGGGTTCGGCAGCGTATGCTATAATACAAACGGACGCTGTTACATATGGCGGTCAGACCCTCTTTTCCTTTCCCGCAGTCTGCGGCAGGAAGGGGGTGGCGCGGATGCAGAAGAAAGCATTTAGGCTTTTTGTGTGTGCTGCAGTATTGCTGTACATTTTCTGTATAAAAGCGCGATGACCGTCCGGCTGGCACCGAAACGGTCATCTTAAATAGATCGACTGCATGAGGGTCTGACTGCTGTAACAGCGTCCTCTTTAAGTATATTATAGCACACGCTCCGGCTTTGTCAAGAACGACAGACCGGGGCGTTTTTGCGCCTCGAGGGAAAAGAGGTTTTATGGATAATCCGATCACTCGTGCCGAGCACGAAGAGTTTCGCCGGCGGCTCGAGGAAGAAAATCGTCGGCAGGATAAGCGCATTGAGCTGCTGGAGGATAATATGCGCGAGCTCAACCAGCTGACCACCTCGGTAGGCAAGCTGGCTTCCAGCATCGAGAGCATGGTGAAAGAGCAGGAGAAGCAGGGGAGGCGGCTGGAGACGCTCGAGGACCGCGACGGCGCGATGTGGCGCAAGGTTGTGGCTTACGGCGCGACGGCACTCGTCGGCATTTTCGTCGGCTATGTCGCTCGGCAGCTTGGTTTGAACTGAGAAAGAGAGGTACTTATGAACTGGAAAATCAGAATCAAGAATCCGGTGTTCTGGGTGCAGATCGCCCTTGGCGCGTTTGCAACGGCTCTGGCCTATGCCGGTCTGACCGCCGCGGACATGACCACCTGGGCGGGCGTGTGGCAGATCATCAAGGCTACGGCGGCAAATCCGTACTGCCTGTTCCTCATCGCCTGCAACGTCTGGTCGGCGTTTAACGACCCGACTACCAGCGGCCTGACGGACTCGGATCGTGCTAAGTCGTACACCGTGCCGCTTGAAAAGTGAGGTGCGCTATGATGGATATTCCGTTTCTGCAGGCTCATACGAGTAATTTTTACTCGGGTCGTGGTGGCAACAGTATCAAGTATATTGTTGTCCACTATACGGCCGGTAACGGCGATACCGCCATGAATAATGCGCAGTATTTCCACAACAACAGCGGCTTGCAGGCATCGGCGCATTATTTTGTCGATGAGCACAGTGTTGTGCAGTCTGTCCGCGATACAGACGGTGCATGGCACTGCGGCGGTCCGTTGGAAAGCTCGCATCACCCGCTGCACAATATCTGTATGAACCGCAACAGCTTGGGCGTGGAGATGTGCTCGGACAAGGTAAACGGCAAGTATGTCATTACCGCTCAGACGGTAGACCGCACGGTTGAGCTGGTGCGCTGGCTGATGGACAAGTACGGCATCGACGTGGATCATGTTGTGCGCCATTATGACGTAACGGGCAAGGACTGCCCGGAGCCGTGGGTGCGTGATGAAAGCCTGTGGCGTAAGTTCAAGGCGCGACTGACCGCGCCGGTTGAACCCGAACCGAAGAAGGAGGACGACGAAGTGGTAGAAAAGAAAAAGGTCCTGCTCAACGGCAAGACCTACGAGTGCGACGTCATTACAAAGGACGCCACTAACTATATCAAGATGAGATCGCTCCAGCAGGCAGGCTTTATGATCGGGTATGACGCTGTTCGCAAGGTTCCGAGCATCACCGCACCGCAGTGCCGCACATTCGTCCCGGACGGCGATGAGGATGTACAGGCCGCAGTTGATACGCTGCAGGAGAGTGCCGGCCTTGAGAAACAGACGATTGAGTACCTGCTCCGCTATCAGTGGGGCGAGGACCTCGTGAAGAAGCTGGCGGCAGCAGTTAAGTAAATAGCAAGGCCCTCGGTGTTCGATTTGGACACCGAGGGCCTTTGATGTTATTCAATTATGACTTCCTTAGGGCAAATTTTTTGTTTTGTGATAAGAAATGGGGGGAGTCCTGCGTTAGTCATGAAGTTAGCAATGATTGACTGAGCAAAAGGAAAAAGCTGATTATATGCTTCGATATGAATCGCAGCCTCATCGGCTGGAGATATTTTATCGCAAGCAAAATAACCTTTCATTTTTAATAGAACTGACAAATGGGAAGTTTCGAGAGGTTCTTCGCCAACTTGAATGTTAAATAGTGCGATACACTTGGTATGTTCTTCGTTATAAGAAAGATTTAATTCATAGCTTGTTTTAAGAGTTACAGATTGCTCGACCGCGAGTGAATTCTTAAATTGAAATTCAGTAGTTTCGTACATTTCCAAGTTTAAGTTTAACATATTGTAACCTCGATTTAATGTGAAAAAATATAATCCTGCTTCATTGTTGGATTTCGTTCGCGTTTATATGGAGAAGCAGTAGATTGATTGTAACTGCGAGAAAAAAGGACGTTTGCTAATATTTGTATCTTGGTAGAAAATACATCCATATATTTATCCATATATTTATCAGTAGTTTGTAAGGTGGATAGCTTGGCATTTTGTGCAACGATTGCATCACTAACATACTGCGTTAGACTAATACCTTGAGATTTGGCAAACGCAACTGCATCCGCATGCGTAGCAGGAGAAAGGCGAACAGTAAATTTCCCACTATATTTAGGCAGTGCGGTAGGAGCACGCTCAGGAATTGGAATATCCAATTCGCGAGCGGTCTGTAACCATTCAGTCTCATTGGTTTCTAGTTCCTTAATGGCTTGCGAGTCAGTATCTCCTTGACCGACACAACCTTTTAAGGTTAAACTCTCGGCAATCCAGAAACCGTGTTCATTGGCTTCATAATACTTTACGGTATATGGATAAAGCATTATTATTCCTCCTTTGGTTCTATTGAATCAAACAAATCGCATAATTGTTTGATGTAAGCTTCTTTAACACAGTTCCCATGTCGTGGGATAGGTATAATAGTGCCAGATGGAATATGTGCAACTTTCATATGATTCCCACCAGAAATGACTTTGCATCCATAATACTCAGAGATTTTTTGGATTTCATTAAATGTTAAATCATTTCTCAAAGGGCGTTCATAAAACTTTTCGATTAGTTTTTGTATTTTAGACAAAAATAGTCGCTCCTTGGTCATATTATGAAATAATGGTATCATATATGCCACCAAAAATCAAGAGAGGAGTTTTGATTTGCATATAGAAAATTTTTTGGTGCGTATTGTAGAAGTTGAATTCGATTAATCAAAATTTCAGTGGATGTAGGAAACGTGTAGGAAAATGAGAAAGACGAACCTCGAAAAATGACGATATATCTAACAAAATCGGCATTTTCTATAACCGCTTGACGTGCGGAAGGTCAGCGGTTCGAACCCGTTAATGTCCACCA